ATGAAGTCACTTATGTCATAACCGAAATGATTGAAGTATGTCAAGGTGTGTTTTTTCAAAGTTCCAAATTGTAATCGTTCAGAAATTCTCTCAGTTTGTCTCTTGTTTCTTGCAATGCGTTGTAGGTGTCCTCGCTTTGATTATCCGGGGGGTATTTTGTCAATCCTCTTAGGTGGTTGTCTAAGTCCCAAATAACTGAATGGTATTTTGACCCATTGACGGCAAAGTCAAACTCTGCTCGTTCTTCGTCAAGGTTGAATTCAATGATTGCTTTCATTCTTTCTTCTCCTCTTTGGTTTCTGCTCATCATCGGCAAGTTGTGCTTTGGTGATGGCTTCTTGTTGTTGGTTTGCCCATATCAAAAGTGAATGCAATGCTTCGGTTATACAGGTACTGCAATTTGGCAAGTTCCTTCCGAAGATTTCTCGGTGAACATTGTTCAGGATTGCCCCTTGTTCTGGTGTTGGTGAGAACACTTGTGTTTTCTTCCAGTTGTCGTACAACGGTTGTAGGGATAGTATAAATTCAATGTTGCTCATAAGTTTTCAATTTCGTGTTTTACTTTTTGCCAAAAATAGATTTCACCATTACTCAATAAAAATGTTGAATTGCATAACAACTCATCGCACATAATCAATGCACATTGTATTCCCTCATTTCTTTGTTGCAATCCAACTACGGTGAATTTGTCAACCAATTCTTTTGCTTTGTCTTGTGGTGTCATAGTTTTGTTTCAAGGAGTGCGACAATCACAGTTGCGATGGATGCGTAAAGTATCCCCACCCAACCATAGGTGTACAAGAAAAAGGACAAGCCCAACCACCAAGACAAGCAGAAAGCACAGTCAAGTGGTTTCATTCTCTTCCATTTGGAATAATCGCTTCCGTAGAGATAGCGTTTAAGAAGGTCGGCAGGTTTGCCAAAGTTTACGATGATGATTGCTAAACAAGCAATTCCAATTATTTCTGTATGCATCTTTCTTTCATTAATTTAATTACTCGCAACACTTCACGAACGGAGATGTCGGTCTTTCTATGGATTGCCCTTGCTGACATTCCTGAACACCATAGTTTGAAAAGTTCTCTTTCATAGAAATATGCTGATTCTGTGACTTGGTTTATTTTGTTGATTCTTTCAAGTTCAATTCCTTCGGCTTGTTCCCTCTCATCCAGTAAGTCAATTTCTTCAGCGAAGTCAAGCTCGTACACATCGTGTTGATCATATATTCTTGATTCGCCAAAGGGATGCCGGTTGCCGTTGATACAAAGGTATAAAAGACGGATTGACCAAAACTGGATGTATCCGTCTCTGTATATTTTTTCAATTTGTTCATCAGGTTTCTCAAGTATAGTCAAAAAGTAAAATTGATACAACTCTCTTGCCAACTCATTGTTTTTTGCAATGTTCTTGGTGGCTTTCCTCAACCAATCGGCTTTGGATAGTTCCAATATGATGTCGGCTTTATTCAATTTTTCTTTTCAATAATGCAAATATAACCATCTTTTTCGTATTTTTTTTGACATCTTATCACCTGATCTTCCTCATACAAGATGTGAATCGATGACGAGAGACCTTTGGTGCAAGTAATCACCCAATAATTGAACGGCTTTCTCATAATGTTGGCGAGTTATTCTGTCGTGAGTTATCAAATTATCATACACATTTACCGCATTCATCACGCTGGAATGATCTCTATGTAGTATATAGCCAATTGAAGTGAATGTCATCTTCAAATGTTTACGGCAAAGGAATGAGAACATATGTCGTGCATATGCGATTGCTTGTCTTCGGTTGTGCGAGATTACGAGATCCGGTGTGACATCATATGTTTGACAACATATCCGCATTGCATCTGTCCAATGGGCATCAATGTTGTTGATATCGCACTTTGGTTTTAAGATTTCTCTTTTCAATCGTGTGATTTCTCTGTCGTGCGTTATTGTGAGTTCGGTCATCAATAATCGCATCCGCTTTAGTTCCTGTTTAAGGTTGTGAATTTCTTGATACTGGTTCATTAGAATCGTATTTTACATTTTTGACATTTGTGCTTGTTGACGGTCTTGAGCAACCACACTTTCCCAATTTGATTGCACTTTGGGCATTTTGGATGTTCCTCAAGTACGATTGAATCATAGACGGATTGCCAGTACTCGTGACCTTGTGGCGTTTTATCCCATTTGAACGCATCCAAGAGCATATCTTGGAGTGTGTTATAACATTGCACCTTTTTATCCTTTTCAACGAGTGAGATGAATTCCTTGTACATTGGCAAGTCCTTTGCTTTTGTTCGCAGTTGGTTGAATCTGCGGTAATCAATTATTTTCATTTAGTTCTTGTATTATTTCAAAAAGTTGATATGCGATTTGTGGAACTATGGCATTGCCGTATCCTTTGATTGAATGAGCTCTCCACTTTGAAAAGGTGACTCCGTCCAGTTGACGGGAAATCCCATCATCTCCGCCACAAAACGGGGATTGAGTTGGGAAGTTTGACCAGTTACAAGATGATTCCATTTTTTGTCGTATATCAATTGGCTGCTCAAACTGTTGTATGTCGTACCGTTTTTGTATGCTTTGTTTTTTGCTCTCAATTTGAACTTTACAGGATCCTCGCTGATTTCCATTGTTGCTGGTGTTTGCAATAAACCAGCACCTATCTCTTCGGTGCGGTGCGTTTTTGGCTGCAGCACAAATAATAAACGGTTGAACTTCGTACCCTTGATTTTCCAAATCAAGGCACACTTGCTGGAATACCAATCCGCCATCAATATTCGTGATACCAAAAACATTTTCTGCGATGACGAATTTGGGTTTAATCTCTTGAATTGCTCGTAGCATTTCGCCCCACAAGTAGCGTTCATCATCTGTGCCTTTTCTTTTTCCGGCAAGTGAGAATGGTTGACAGGGGAATCCTCCTGTAAGAATGTCAATTGTGTTTGCATATTTTTTAAAATCAGTTTTACATATATCAATGTGACTATCCGCATTCGGAAAGTGATAGTCCAATACTTTTCTTGGGAACTCCATCCATTCGCAATGAAAGACATTCTCCCATCCCATCCACTCCGCAGCGAGATCAAACCCACCTATTCCGCTAAACAATGAACCGTGTTTCATATCTTCTCTTTATAACTGGTGTACATTCCTTCAAAGTATGTCGGTATTGTCACACACTCTCCGTTCCGGTTCTTTGCGATTATCAACTCGGCTTCTTCCATTTCGGGTTTCTCTTGCTCATAGTACATCGGACGGAAGGGAAACATCACGATGTCTGCATCTTGTTCAATTGCACCTGATTCCCGAAGGTCACTCAACATCGGTCTCTTGTCTGCTCTCTCCTCACTCTTCCGTGATAACTGTGCAAGTATCATCACCGTGATTTTGAGTTCCTTTGCAAGGAGTTTTAATGTGCGTGATATCTCTGCAATCTCTTGTTCACGGTTTGTCTTTGTTCCTTTGATCAACTGGATGTAGTCAATGACAAGCAAGTTCAAGCCCTTTGTTGATTTGTGAAGTTTTGCTTTGGCTTTGATTTGTCCGATGCGAGAATCCACATCATCATCAATGAAGAACTCAATCGTTTGGCTGTTGGCAATGTCACACACCTGAAGGATTTCATTCTCTCTCAATTGTCCGTTCCTTATCTTCCAATTGGCAATGTCTCCAATCAATGAAATGTATCTTTTTGCAAGTTGCTCATTGGACATCTCAAGTGAAATGAACAAAGCCTTACCACCAATCTGTGCAAACTCCTTTGTTAAGGTCAAAGCAATTGCCGTCTTTCCCATACCCGGTCTTCCAGCAACCACAATCAAATCCCCTTCGTTGTATCCACCAATGTACTTGTCAAGAAATCTCCATCCGGTTTGCTTACCCGTCAAGTTGCCACCATTCTGTGCATTGAAAACTATTTGATCAACAACCTTGTTGGTCACCTTCACAATGCTGGATGGTTCTTTATGGGTTGAGAATGTTGTGCGTTCAACTACATTCTGTATGTCGGTCACAAGCTCATTCAATTCCTTTGTTACATCCAACGACAAAACGCCTTCAACAACTTGTTTTTTGATGTAATCGTGTTCCAACTGCATCAGGTGTGGTTTGATGTCCGTGATGCCGGATGCCTGTTGTTGTAGTTGGATAATTTCAAGCACTTGCATTCGGTCAAAATGTTTGGATAAACTCACATAGTCAATGGCTTCGTTGTTGTAGTACATCTCTGTCATAACCTAAACCAATTTGGATGACATTGAATCAGTAAACCAGTTCTTGTTTATTCTTGGTAAGAAGTGTTTTGCGTCATCGTAAAACAACATATTTGATAGGATGATTCTTTCGGTGTTCATAGTACTGCAATTTTAGGTTTGTTAGTTTTAATTTCCTCGGTTTGGAGATTATTTAATTTCCAAGTTCTCACCGATGCTTTCCAATCTTTCATTTTGTTTTTACCAACCAACCAACCATTTGATTCATAATGAGACATCCATCTTTCCGAGATGTCATTCATTCCGAGTTCTTTCATATAAGTTTTAACATCTTCAATGGTCGGTTTCTTAAATACTTTTTTATCTTTATCTCTTTCACTATCTCTATCACTATCACTATCGGCATTTTTGGTAAGCGGTCGTATGCCATCGGATGCGGTCGCATCCCACCGCTTCTTTGCATTGTCCGAATTCCGTTCACAAATGGATTTGTATTTTACCAAATCTCTCATCAATGATTGCTTGATAGGTTCAAATGCAATGCGAGTAATTACATTGTCTGTTTGAGGATCCTGGTCATTCACATATCGTAGTATGTGCTTGAACAGATCACCAGCCTGTTCGTTTGTGAGTTGGTCTACCGTGTGAATTAAATCACAATAGAGTAGGAATGATTTCTTATTTTTTGACATAAAAAAAGCCCCATCAAATTAGTGCAGTAAGAGTGCGACTAATTCAACAGGGCAAATATCTTTTTAACATACGGGATCTCTTACCTCCCAGTTAACCCAACAAAGATAATCAATCACACATCATATCCCAATTCTTTTTTCACTTTTGCTTGGTGTTTTTGTCGCAGCTCATACATCGTACCTCTCAATTCTGGGTGATCTAATTGCAACCTTTGACGGCATCTGCGGATGGTCTCGGCTCGTGTTAGTTTGCCTGATTCCAAACGAGAATAAAAGTTGAACAGATTGGATTCGCTTCTCCAAATGATTGACATCAAAAGGTTGTCATTGTCTCTTGTTTGTGGATATTGCTCAAGCAATTGTCTCACAAGTTCTTTGGTTATATTCATAGGGGTTTTGTTTGGGTGTAAAGGTGACGCACTTTGCATTCGCTGAATTGCATTCGCTGGGCAATCTGTCTCCAGGTGCAACGCATATCATCACGAAGGATTGCGATTGCCCAACATAGTGCTTGTTTATCAGTTAGATTTTTCACTGTACATTTTCTTTGCATATGCAAACCCGGCATTGTATGCGAGTTGTTGTTCCATCTTCTCCAGTTGCTTAAAATTGAAGATCAGGTGTGGGCTGATATCCAAATCGGGGAACTCCGTGCGTAGGTGTTCAACCAAGCGATCAATTGGTGTTTTCATTGCTGATTATTTCTTGAATCTGTTGTGAAATGGCTTTAATTAAACTGATGATATCAAGATTGTGATTGATGGTCCTGATGTCTTCAAGTTCTATCAACGTGTGTTTGTGTTTAACCGTGATTTTCATTTCCGTTTGGGATTAACTCGTGAAGAACTTTCAACCAATAGTATTTACTTACTTCTGTGCAATGATCAAGTATTTCATATACTGCAACTCTCGCACATTTGATTGCATCGTCTTCCGATAGTGAATGAATCATATCAAAATCTCCATCTACCAATTCAACCGTTTCCGCA